CTCTCCACGTTTCTTAGCATCATACATATCTCTGTTAAGATTTTCAATAGCTTGCATAAATTTCACATAGCCTTTATCATTAACATCTCTATACTGTGCTTCAAGTATATCAATAAGTCTATCTATATTATTTTGATACCTTTGTGTCTCTATAGGCTCGCGTCCTATATTTTCTATACCTCGAGATGATAGAAAATTACTTGGTGTATTCCACATCCTTTTACATAATAAGACAATGTTAGTAGTTGCAATCGGCAAATCCTGTGTAAGTAAAGCAACTGCACTATTAGTAAGAGTAAGCAATAAATTAGAACTATATGAAGTGTATACCCAATCAAGATCATCCACAGGCTTATCAATAATAAACTCTGGTACATCTGGAAGATTAGGTGATAAACTAATATTTGGTGGATTTGGTATTGAAATGACTCTTGTTGTAGGATTCCAAGTACCTGACCATATAGCTTCTTCTATACTAGTTGTTTCTTCACTTTCTGTAACAACACTTGGTATTGCAGAAGGTGTGATTGATTGAGCATTAGGTATATCAAAAGTTGGTACAGCAGGTATAGACACATTTATAACAGGCCAGGCTGTTGTACTGGCAACTTTAATAGTATATTCAGCCGGTTCTAATCCAGAGGCAATAGGATTAACAGCAGGAACACCAGGCACTTCTGGAAAAGTATCTGTTTCAACAGTTACTGCAATAGGCGAAGTTATAATCCATTCACCTAAGCTTACACTTGGTATATTTTGTGGTGTACATACTCCCATTTCTTCCCCTTAATATATATGATGAACCAGTGCCATTGTAGTTTCAGCAGCTGCTTGATATTCTGATGTTTGAATCTTAGTACATGCGGTAAATCCTTTTGAACTCTCAATATACGCTTGAACCATTAATGCTTTATAATATTCATAAGTAAAGACACCAGAATTTACACTAAGCCCTATAGTTTCTTTAGCACTCTCTTCCATAATAGCTAAATTTTTATCAAATTTAAGTTCAGTATCAGAAAACGAATCATTTAATTCTGTAAGAAATTCAGTAAGTGTATTATTATAATCACTCTTAAGTACATCATAACTATTCTTAGCTATATCCATCTGTGTTTGATATTTAGATACATTATTCTTAAACTGTTCTAATGTAACACGAGCTGTCATTAAATTAGTTTTCATTTTTAACTTATCTTTCTCAGTCTCTAAATTACCAGTCTTAATATCTAACCTTGCTCGTTCTAGATCTTGTAAGTAAATATCTTTATCAGCTTTAGCAGACATAGTATCTGCCATATATCCAGCATAAGTAGAATTAATAATTTCTAAGCTAGACATATACACTCTAAGATCACTTTCGTATTTTAAAAGTGTTCCTTTTTTAATATCTATATTAGTCTCAAGTAATGCTAGATTTGTAAGATTTAAATCATTTTCAATATCAAACAACTTGATACCTGCTATAACAAGTTCATTCTCATAGATATTGTTTTGTCCCTCTACTACATAACCCTCAAGCAAAGCTAAATATGCTTTCATTTCATCAAGTCTATTTTGTCTAGAGAGTTCACAATTCTTAGTTGCTATTTCAAACGCTTGTAATTCTATATTAAAAATATCTACATTCGCCTTATAGGTTTGATATAATCCTTTAGCGATAGTTATAGCTGCATCTGCATTAGCCATTTGAACAGTGTCATTATGCTGAGAAAGCTTAGCTTCTTTATTTATACCTTCTTGCAAAGCAAATTCTAAATTAGTTTGTGCAATCTTAGCACTGTCACTAAATAACTTAAACATCTCAATTTCAAGTTCTTTTTTAGCTAACTTCTCAATCTCGTAAATCTTTTTCTTATAACTACCAGGTAATATAGCATAACCTTTACTGGATGCTTCAGCTAAAATAACTTCACATTGATCTTTAGCGGTATATAATATATTCTCTTTTAAAATTCCAATCTTAGTATCAAATTCAGTGTCACCACTATCAGATAATAAACTCTCTATCTGATCATCAATAACATTCTGTATTGCTAAACCATATCTGGTATACACCCAGTTGTTTAATTTTGCATTCGTCTTATCAGCTGATATAGTATTTGTAAAAGCAGACATCCTATCAGGTATCGCTATATTGGATAAATTTATCTGAGTAGGCATAGTTGTGCTTATCATAGTTGGGAGTGTCGGCAGAGTTGGAAGCGTATAAGCCATTATGTGGTCTCCGTTAAATATACATCTATATTCTCAAGTTCCTTAAAATCTTTTATTTCTAACGCATAGTTTCTACCGTGCGCACTACGACCTACAATAGCCTTACCTTTACGATCAGCTATAACTTCCCGCTTAGAATTTTCGGTACTGGCAGTAATCCTAGCCTCTTTATTAAGAGGGCCAAGATATAAACTTCTAACTCTCTTTCGTCCTCGAGGACTTCCAAAAACACTATTATTAATTCTAAGCCCACTCCTAACAAACTCACCGTTATCAGATGATCCAGTGATAAGGTTGATTCCATCACTGTTAGCACCATAGATTTTACCATTTATCTCTATAAAAGAGTTAAAGTCAAACTTAGTAAAGAATACTGGTTGAGGCTGTTTACCGTATAGTACCACTGAAAATACAATAGTATTAGTATCTGCATCAGTTGATAATACAACTATCTCAAGCTCTATTTCAGCTATTCCATTAACTACATAAATATTAGTTCTTAAATCATTAGATTCACCATAACCTTCAACTATACCAGTAACAGCAAAAATAGATTCTGTACCACTTAATAATTTTCCATAGCCTTCTACTATATCTTCTGGATGCCAAGCAATTGAAAATATATCTTCAAGAATACCTGCACTTATTACTTCACTAATCGGACTAAAGCCATAAGAAGTAAGATCAGTTAATTCACCCTCACTCTCTATATTATCCAAAGAAGAATAAACTATTGTAGTTGGTATGTCAACATCTCCATAAGATAAAACAATATCTTCTGGGAAATATGCTATTATTATACCAAAGAGAATCTCACCAGCGCTAACTGTATCTATTGTAGGAATAACATACTGTGCCCCAGCAAAACTATCACTTACGTCACCAACTGATACTACAATACCTAATAAATTATTAGTGAAAACCGCATCAGCATCTATCTCAACATAACCCTCGACATCACCTAGTAAAGTATAATCATGTGAAAGACTTAATTCTGATACATTAATAAAAGCCATACTTCCAGTACAAGGTATACTAATTTGAACATTTAATTCAGCAACGTTAGTAAAAGCTATAGACCCCGTACCTAATAAATCATGAAAACTGCCTATCGTTAAGACTGGAGAGCCTGGAGTAAAAGATATAGAACCTGTACCAACTATAGAATTTTGAGCCCCAACTAATAATGCAGCAGACCCCATAGTAAATGCTATTGAACCTGTACAAATTAAATCAATCTTACTAAAATTAACTAATTCATCAGTCATACTATAATGTGTAGCTTTTAACCATGCAGCTGAACGGACCACCTTTGAAAGATGTATTTCCTCCATCTCACCAGTAATTAATTGTGTATTCGGGTCTCCTATATAATTAATTATTCCTGTACTATCATTCTGAAAAGTAGTATCTGTCCATGTTGGACTACCAGTTGATGAAGTAAGAACACCATCTTTATACCATAATATATCATTTGTAGATAAGTTCAATGTACTAGATAAACTATACCTTGTACCAACTGAAATTACAAAATCTGTAAGCTTAGATTGAAAATCATCGGCTATATCAGCTCTACCACCGCAAAAGATCTTTCCATCAGTATCAATAGCCACAGTAAATCTAGCCTTTGATGTATCTACATTAAGTATTATCTGCGTAGACTTTACTGTATATACACCAGCTTTCATAAGATATGATACAGAAGCACCACTTGCACCATCTAATGCATCTGATAAAAGTGCTGGTATTTCTATATAATCATCTGTACCATCGAAAGATTGAGCTCTACCTACTAAGCCATCAATTCTTGTAGGACATTTTCCAGAATCTCCTCCACCTCCTGTTCCACCAAAGCCATTACCAGTTGCATCTTTATACTCACCGGCAGTTCCATCCCCACCTTCCTGTAAATGATATACAGCAATATAATCAGAATCCCATACAGCTTCAGCTGGTGTTTCATTAGTAGCACCCACGTTAGTTGTATTATCAGTTACATCAGAATCATAGTATAGATATAATGTAGTATCTACTGAAGATGATACAGATGGAACACTAACCCAAAGAATTGCTATCTTATTAGTATCATCCCAGGCAGTAATTTCAACCTTGCATTCAGTTGTCCCATCATCTGTAGTAACAGCTATTTTTTTCCTGGTACTAAAAGAAAGTTCATCAAAAATTGCAGAAATGTCATTATCATCTATACCAGAACTAGCCGACAACTTAACTAATAAGGGAAAGTTAGTTAGTGTACCATCAATAAAAGAATTATCAATAATTATCTTTAATCTACTATCAAATGATCTTGTACCTACCGCCCAAGCCATATTAACCCCTATGCCAGTGTTATAGTTAAAGCGCCTATTTGTATTATAGGTACATCATTTTCAGCAAGTGTTATGGGACTACTTGTTACAGCTCCCCAATAGTAAAGGTTACCATCTTCGAAAGCATCACATATTGCCCAGTGTGTTGCATCATCACCTGTTGTACCAACTAATGGAAATGTTACTGCAATAGCATTAGATACAACCCCATCTGCGGCATCAGCAAAACCAGTTGTCATAGACAGTGCTGCTCTTGTATAGTTATCATATTCAACCTCAGATATAGTAGTACCAGTACTAGCTGCCGTTGGAACTGTATCAAGAAGAGCTACATAGAATTCTGTAGCTGGTCTAACTACAGCATCACCCTGTAACAAGGCATCCAATATTTCATCTAAATAATAATTACTTATACCAGCCATAATATTATCTTCCTATGTTCTACCGAACTTAAATGTTGGGGTTATAGTTATTGATTCAGTACTATACTGAATTGGTCTAGCTGCTTCAAAATAACAAGCCCACATCAAATTTCCATCAGCCCCTGTTTTATCACTTACTATATATCCCCATACATTTGTAGCTGAGCCCATAGAAGTAAAAGCATTCCATGTCTGGGCTGCATACGTAGCCACACCTTGTGCACTTGATAATATCGCTGCTACCCATGAACCAGCAGTTAAAACCTTTTGTGCATAAGTCGTATTATCTGTATTATTCATTTTAGTAAATGTAGCCATAGTATTTAAAACATTAACTGTTATTTCAGTAGTGAATAAATCTATATAAAGACTTGTAGAAGTAGGATTAACGCAAAGATCTGCGAATGCTTTAAGCCCATCATCAGGAATTTGTATTGTGTCAGCCATTTTAAATCTCCTTAAATATTTTTAATGATCCAATTATGAGTTGCTTCATCAGCCACAACCCTATCCTCTTTATGTAACATTGTAGCTATATACAAAGGTTCTCCCTTGTACATATAAAATCCTGAACCTATTGGAGTATCTATATCATACTTAACCTTACCACCAGAAATGTCAATAATTGACCCATCAGATCCAATCATAACTCCTGATGGTGATAACCAAGTTGGTATATTATAACCAAGCTCACCACTAAAGTCACAATATTGCATAGTATGTTCTATAACTCCTTTATTCACATATCTTATATCCATTTTATCTGGATGTATAGCTGAGTCATAAGCAGAACCACTTGTCATAATAGCAGTCTTATTATCAAAGCCTATATATAAAGAAGCCTTATCTTTTGCTATCATTTTTATCTCTGATGTAAAATCAAAGACATTAATATCATTCTGAAACCATTCAGGTGTTGCTGGATCACTATATACAAGTTTACTCCCTATAGCTCCCCAGATCCTACCAAACGCTTCAGTGATATAATTCATTGGTTTAGCTGCATGAAGAAACTCACTACTTCTTGGTGTAAATCCTGGACCAGAGAATGAAGAACCTCTTTCAAAGAACTCACTACCATTTTCGTGTTTCAGCCAAGTTTTAGCCTCTTCATCAATAACACTTTGTCCCCATGTCCTCAAGGTAGAATTCTCTAGTGCAGAACACCAGTACTTGTTTGATAAGTAAATAACATTACCTATTTCAACGTAGTACATTTTTTCATCCTTACCTTCAACACTACCAAGACTAGTACTAGATTCAGCTACAAGGTCTAACTGATATAGAACTGAGTCAGCAACACAAAGTATTATCGATCCACTCCACATACTGTGAGAGTTTGCTAATGTAATCTTATTTACAGAACCTTCTCTTCTTGTTAATCTTAATGTACTTGAAGGAAGAGCATTAATAACAAACTGAGGAATTAATATATTTTCCTTGATTAGTCCTCCAGTTATATTATCCATACCTGTAAAACCTTTTATTTCAAGCTTTCCCATTAATATCTCCAAGAGTTAACAGGTCTGTTTCTTCTTCTTTTTGCTATCCAACCATGAAACAACTGTATACCATGCATATAGTGATATCTCTGTGATAGCATATTCACCTTCTCACCTTCAATACCATCCTCAATTAAGTCCCATGCTAACATTGCTGCACCGCATACTATTATATCTCTATGTAATGCAGATGGAATACCATCAGGCTCATCAGCTAAGGCTATCATATCAGTGGGATTTCTCCTAAAGCATAATGGAATAGTTTCTACTGTAGAAGGTATACCTTGATAATATATAGTATTACCCTCAACTGCCACATCAGTTACATCACCCACTGTATCCATATCAGGATATAAATCCATCAACTCATCAAGATTATGCTGTAAAATATCTCTCTCAGAAGAACCTAAAAATAACAGTTTACCAGAGAAATTAGTTGGCATACTGGTATGACATAGGGCTGCTGTGGAGTCACCAGCAATATTAAAGGCACCTCCTCCATCGGAAGTTATTGCTTCACTTTGGAAGGTTCCTATTTGCGTAGTGACTCCAAGAATACCAGCAGCATCAGAAGTACCCCAGGCACCAGTGCTAACTGTAACACTAGTAACTGTGGCATAAGCTCCTGAAGTTCCTCCAGTAATAATATCACCGACACTTACTACAACACTACCACCAGTGAAAACAAGTTGATTACTAGCTGTAGTGACCGAACCAATAGCTTTGAAGGACTCAGGTTCTACTTCCTCGATAGCTTTGTTAACTATCTCGTTAGCAAAATCATCTATCCTATCAATGATATTAGGATCTGGGTCCTGCAGCTTAATAAGAACTTCTTTTTTAATAGTAGCTAAGTCCATGATATTTACTTTCTAAGACTGGATTTTTGACATTAATACATGCAAGCGACCTTCACCTGATGTAAGCCCTATAGACATATCAGCATAAATACAAGGAACATCTGAATCAAGGCCGATTATCATCTGAGTGGAAGCCGGATCACCTGCTAATCTTGCAGCAGCGAATCCACCATCTCCGTCAGCGGCAGGGGCATAAAATCCGGTAGTACCTTCAGTAATATCAGCAGCATCCATGAATTCATCTGAATCAATTACTGTTATAGTACCGGCAGTAGTTATAAGATCAGTTGCGATAGTACCCAGACCAATAGTAATTATTGGAGAGCCTCCTGCAAATAATGTTTTTACTTCAAACAATAACTCATGAATCATGTAAGTACCACCATCAGCAGTGAATGAAAACATCAATGCTGCTTTATTAGTAGCTGTATAATCTACAAGTGCAGAAGTCATCCAGAAAGGGTTAAGTCGTACATTGGTTCTCTGATCTGTTCTACGTAGATCAGCAATAACAGTTTTATCAGCCATTTTAAATTCTCCTTATTAATTTTAAATTAAAACTACATTATAACAGTATACCCACCAAAGACGTATAATGCTCCAACAGTGGAAGTATCAGGATCTATTGTTACTGAGATTGTACCTGATGCATCAGCAAAGTAATAACCACCAGCATTTATATTAGTGCCAGCGATAGGAACCTTATATCCTGCAACGCCAATTTCAGTTTCAACATTAGTAAGAAATCCATCAGCATCTTCTTCCCCACTACATGTCCAACCAACAGTCATTGTAGGAACTGCTCCATCAAATGCTGTAACTACCATTACGTGCATCTGAACAATAAGTGCATTTTTTGGTATCCTGACAATATTATACTCAGTTTCAGTTTCAGCAAGATTCGAGTAAGTCATATACTTACTTTTGAAAAATCTTACATTATCAGAGAACGAATGTGTATATAGATCAGCCATTTAATGCTCCTTCCTAAGAGAGTTTCTGTCCCCATGCAGAGCCTACGATAATACCATAGTCTGTGCTAGCGAATCTGGTTTTCTTCATACCAAAAATACCACCACCTCTGACATTTACAAATCTTTCAGCGTCAGTAGTATAAGGCACAAAAGCCATTGTTGTGGACTTGCTTTCACCAGCACCACCCCACGCCATTACAGCAGCCTGAGCACCAAGCATAATATTACGAAAGCAGCCTGCCGTAGAATCAGCAGAACTTGCTACTGATTTATAGATTCTCTCACTTTTAGAGATCAGCATACCATTATACTCGATCTCGATATTAGGCACTGCAAGTTTCTGAGCATTACGCAGTAAATCTCCCCACTCACCAATATTCGTATTTCTACGAAGCTGATCAAAGCAGTAATTATGCAGTATAACTCTGAAATACTTTTTGCCTTTTATCATGAGAGGCCGCAGTTTATAACAATTTGCTGCGGTAGGTACTTCAGCAAGCTGCTTCATCCTATCAAGGAATGCGAGATCTATAGTATCAGCACTTGTTATTGCTGAATCATTTGCCTGATCATTAACACGCAGAATATGATTAGTATCTGATGCCTGAGGATCCTGAGCAAACGTCTTACCAGCTACTTTGTAAGAAGTATTACCGCACAAATGAGCAAATGCCATAGCAGACAGTTTATCTGCCCACCAATACTGCAAACCTTCTTTTGCTCGTTGCATCATATTATATGGAATACGCTGTTCATTCATCTTACCACCAGTCGATACAGCATGATTCAGCTCTTCAACGGTCGATTTGAAGTCTTTAAAAATCAACTTCTCTTCATTACCAGTTACAGTATCATTTCCAACAATACCTTCACCTGAAAGAGGAAGCTGGATACCAAATGTGATCTGGTCTCCTTCACCTTTACCAAGGTCAGTTTTCATTTCAATAATACTATTTGGGCCTGTACCAACCAGATCATTTATCTCTGTAGCTGGCATAAGAATGGAATAAAGTTCTTTAGCCCATTTCTTCCTGGTTAAATTATTATCTGTTACAAATACAGTTTCAGCCATTTGACTATCTCCTATTTAAGTTTCTCTTGTAAGTAGAGGTTATATATATCTTTGGGAACTTCGCCAAGTCTATCTTCCGGAAGGTTATCAATTTTATCTGCTGTCCATCCAGTTTTTAATCCTTGTCTCCCACCATCCAAGTTATTTATACTCGGAGCAACATCATCCTTATTTAGCGGCACCTTGGGAGCTATTTTAGGTTTTGCAAAATCAGGATGTGTTTCTTTAATCTTATCATACATAAGTCTATGAGCCGAAGTATTACTCCATATCTGCTGTTCAACTCCAGCAATAACCTCATCCTTTGTATTACTACCAGGATTAGCTATCATCCAGTTATCAGCCATTATCTCGACCAAGTCGTCAAAGCGGCGTTGTGTTACTACTGTATCAACATCTCCATACTTATCAGACATTCTCATACTCTCGAGATTATTCTCAGTCTGCATAATGTGAATATCTTCTTTAGTGACTTCAGGGGCTACATTAACTCGAGCAGACTCATCATCATCAAGATTATCTTCAACATCATCTTCGACTGGGTCGGTAATCAAACCTTCTTTAATATCATTCATAGACCTTCTTTGTTCCCTGATCATCTGCCTAAGTTCAACAACTTCATCATTACTTGCTTTCAATTTATCTTCCAGACTTAGTTCTGTTGGTTCAGGTATATCATCATCAACTATTTTAGAATCATCATTCTGCGTGTCATCATTAACAGTAGCATCATCTACCTGATTGTCATCAGCGATACTGTCGTCCTGTAAAATGACTTCTGGTACTTGTTCAGCTCCCATAATTACTCCTTATTGTTAGATGTTTTGCCTTTTATTCTGGCTAATTCAAGGGTTGTTTCCCTTTCAATTCTTTCTTCATTATATTGTGCTACCTTAGTCTTAACACTAAAAGGTAATCCAAAGTAATCAAGTATAATTTCAGGTGGTATAGTCCCTGGATTATTCTGAGACATCTCCATAAGCATTTGAGCTATACCTCTTCGCATTGTCACATTCTCAGCTTCTTCATCAACAATCAGATCAAACTTACTCGCTGATATATCATTAAACCCAGGTCTTTCAGGATTCATCTGAGAATTAATATCCATTAACTGTGTACCTTCTTCACCTTCAAGACGAACTATGTAAGGCTGTTTTATATATTGCTGTATCATAGAAAGATGAATCTTACCAGCTTGTATTCTACTCTTCCTAAAATTAGAAAAAAGTATATATAATACAGCTACACTTGATTCAAGTCTCATACGAGCCGTAACTCCAGGCTCTCTTGTACCGGCTTGTACACCCATAAGTGAGTCTTGAATACCACTTACATCTTTCATAGACTGATTATAAAGCCCATCAAGTTGTCCATATATAGAACTAATTTGTGGTTGCTGATTAAATTTTAATCTATTAAGACCACCTTTGATAACCTTTAATATAAAATTAGGCTTAGCTGAATCCCTTTCATACTCTTCTCTATTCTGTATTACACCAAGTTCCTCAATAAGTAGTCCTTTAGGAGCAGTTTGTAATAAATGACCAAGTTGCCTTCTCATAGTATTGATCATTACTTGCGTATCTTTCATTGGCTTAGTAGCACTAAACCAGACATTCTTATCTTCATCTTTATAGGCACCATAAAGTACTATAGGATAATAGTCATGTTGATAAGGACTTCTGCCTTTAGCTATTATATAAGGCCCAGAGAACAAGCAAAAATACTTTCTTTTGACAAAACTCTTTTGATGCATTAACTCATCAACTTGTAAAGTTTCACCATTTGGCATCTGCATACCTTCTTTAAGATGCTTAGCAAGCCTATTAAAATCTTTAACTGATAAATTATCAGGCTTTTCAGTAATAGGATTAATAAACCATATTGCTTCCTCTACAACAGTATACCATATTTCAACAAGACGATACAATCTATTACCTGGATCAAAGAATGACGGTCTGTTATTATTCTCTTGTTCAAGCATAGTAATAATACTACCATTATAGTTTGGTATATATTGCTTAAGTTCATCTTCAGTATACCACTTATTAATCCCTATATACTTAGCATCACTGAGATCATATTCAATACTGTTAGGATCCATAAAGACATCTCTACCAGGTGTTCGTGTACACTTAATAGCTGGCTCATAAGGATTAGAAGCATCTATATAGTAGTGAAGAAAACTCCTACCACTCTTAATAGAATGCTCAAAGCAACTCATTTCTTTATCGCCAGCATTTTGTAAATATCTAAAGTGTTTAAAAGCACCATTCATTAACTCAGCCATAGGCTCATCTTCATGACCAACTGCAAGTAATGTAGGCTCCATACGTACTTGATCAGCCATACCTATTAACATATCAATTTTAGGTTTTATTTCATTAAATACTGATGTAGGCCTATTCTGATTTATTAAAGTATCGATAACCTCTTTGGAATCCTGAGTTCCAGCATAAAAATCATAGTCTTCTGCTGCTGTTTCATTCCATGTTATTTCTGGTATACTACCTTCGGATTCCTGCATATAGTCAATAAGTTTATTAAGTAAGGCTAAATCCTCACTATTTTCCCCTAATGCTTCTTCATAAGTAGTTGCATTCTCAGTTATAAATACACTCATGTGTTCTCCTAAGATGTTTGCCAAGAATTATTATATTTACCTAATCTTCTATTACCTCTAGCTGGATCAGGTTTAGGGGCACTAACTCCTGCTGTTTTAAATAGCATATGTGCATAAGCTGCAAAATATTCAGTGAGACCTAATGCATCAGCAATATTAGGGGAAGCTACATTTCTCATCTTCATATCACGTTTGGACTCTACCTTTACAGCCCCTGTTGTCTCATTATATCTATATCTAGGTGATGCTAATTCATTACAAAGTTCCTCACCAGCTTCTGTATCAGGAAAACTATATCTTCCATACTGGCATGTTTCTCTCATTGCCCACCAAAGTTGATCCCTAAGCCTATAATATTTATCTGGCTCATCTGAGGCAACAGCTACATTAATACCAAAGACATTAGATTGACCATGTTTATGCAGCCAGTCAAATACACCAGCTCCAATACCAATTTCATCTATTGCTACACCTTCAGCATTAGTATCACGATAGGTATGCTGTATTCTACCAGCAACATCAATGACATTCATTGACTTAATTGTTTCCCAAGGTTTGATTATATTACCAATCCTTGGAAGTATAACAGAACTATCATCACCAAATCTTGCGATATCAGCACCAAGAAACAAAGGCTCATCTTCAGGAACTACTATATCATTACCCAAGCATTGTCTAGCCCAGTGAAGAGGTATAACAGAATTATCACTACTGAGTGGTGGTTCCCCCATAACTCTAATACGAAAGACATTTGAATCCTCCCCATACTTACGCCTAAAATAGTCAACCATATCAGCAGATACATTACTACTTTCCCTTGAGTCCCAGTGCAATTTCTTCCATTTATCATTTACTTTGGTATCATAGTGAGTATCATAAAAATAACCAGTATTCTTAGTCATATTACCAATAAGCAATGTCCTATTATCTTCCTGAGTCATTGCACCTTCGAGAGGAGTAAACACCGGATCTGGTACACCGCTTGCCTCATCAACAACGATAAGCAAGTGATCACCATGAAGACCTGCAAGAGTCTCAGCCTGATCCTCCTTCGAACCTCTGACTTGGGGACTGATCGCACGACACCACCACTCCTTCGGAGCAGACTTATGGAAAAATTTATCCTTCTGGTGTATAAACTCATCTTGCAATTTACTCCGTCTAAACCACTTAGCAATTTCACTCCACAGAACATCATTTAATTGACGCGCTGTAGGTGCAGTACATGCTACTTTTGCATAAGGTCTCGTAGTCATAAACCATAGTATTATCCAAGCAGCTACAGCATCTTTACCAGTACCATGACCAGACCTAATAGTTAATCTTTTAGTTTTAGTGATTTCCCTAAGTGCTTCTATCTGCTGTTCACTTGGTATAACTTCAATACACTCTTTGACGAATCTAAGAGGTGATCTTTGCCACTTGCGTATTTGTTCTTTTACTGATGGATTAAGTTCTTTGCTCATAATACTGGCATAACCTCTTCCGCTACATCTTCTTCAGAAACGTCAATAATTGACCCATCCACTGGCAATGCTTTAGCCGCCTCATCATCTTCTTTCTCAATCTCAACAAGATAAGATACAAGTCCTTTAATTTCACTGGGTTTACCATCAAGTGTAAGTTCATTCTTCTTTAATATATTAAATACACTTGCAAGTTCTACAAGGTTGCAACGATCTATCTTGTCTTCATCATCCATAGCACCAAGTACTTTAGCCTGTAACTTAGTAAGTTGTAAAGACTGTACTCCTCTGTAATGCGTGAGTACACCCTTCTCTTCTTGGAGTACTTTAATCTGCTTATTGAGAGTAGACATTGACATTCCAGTTTTTCTTACCATCTGTTTCTTATTATCACCAGCTTCTATACAATCAAGAAGTGCGGCAACATCATCTGGATTATCAAATGTACTCTTTCTTTCGTCTAAGTCCCAATCTTCTTTCATATGTTAATAATACACCGTATTAGAATAAGTGTCTAAAGCACCAGTAAATCGTCCAAGATAAAAGATCCAGCTTGGTACACCCCAAATAGGTGGAGTAGAATACCACTCCTGATATAAATATTCATCAAGTGCTTCATACATATAGTCAAAGGATGAAAGCCAACCATCCCCTTCCCCTTCAATTTCATTACCTAAATAATAAGATAGATTAAATCG